CGCACCAAAAGTCAAGATTAAGTCCGGTTCGGGGCTGGACGCGGATATGATTGAACACCTATACACGATAATTCCCATCATTTTGACGATATTTGCAGGTTTTTTCATACATTTGCGGCTTCTATCCCGCTTTATTGCTGAACAAGTGTACATTTTGGATCACAATGTTGCAGAGGCTTTGAAAAATACGATTGAATCTCTCCCGATCGGACAGATAGAGCAACCAAACCCGTTTGCGATGATGCTGATGCAGATCATGCAAGACAATATGGCTAAAAATCCGGCTAAAGTTATCCCCAGAAATGATGCTGGCCAATTTACGGCTGAAAGTGAAACTGAAAGTAAATAACCGAGATTATTACGGCTTCGGAATCTATGGCCCGCCGAAGAAAGAAGACATCTAGACGCCGATCTCCCAAGACATTCAAGATCATTAACGCAATAGAAGCGTATGCTTATGCAAACTTGCTAACTCAAGGGATCGCAGGGACTGGTCCAGTTGGATTTCTAACTGGCGAATCAGATATTGCTATGGATTATCAAAACGGCGCATTAGTAATTAGCGGCGCAGAGCAACTTTCACTTTCAGAGATCGTGACAAATCCAGCGGCGGCATTTTCCGGTATGCAAACCAACTTTATGCAGAACTATCAGAATATGGCTGTGCAAGCGCTCACGATCAATTTAGGTTTTAGACTAGGCAAGCGTCTTCTCAGAAAACCGATCAACACAGTAAATCGTGAATTAATCAAGCCTCTAGGTCTAGGAGTGTCGTTGTAATGGCAACAAACACCGTGACTGGTGTTCTTGTGTGCCGAGATGGCACAAACATTCCCCTAAAGGGGGAATTAGCAGAGGGAACTGAATCGGATCTTACAACTGATACAACATATACCGTCAGCGCACAACAAATCGGCGATTATGGGCTAGGAAAAACCGTGACCTCTGGTCTAGTCACAGCCGACAACGGCATCGCTTACGCTTACATTCTCAGACAGGGTCTAGTGGCTGCTCTCATTCCTGTCGGAGTAAAGGGCGTAGCATATCAAGCCTCAGATCTATGTGCGCCTTTTACTCTACAAGCCGGAGATATTCTGCGAGTGATGAACAATACTGCCGCAGATCGAGAAGCGGCGTTTTGTTATTACACAAATCGCGGTATCTCTAGGATTGCAGTTGTCACCCCATCTGGCGCGGCTACAAACGAATTAGTAGATCTCCAGACTGGGAACTCAATAGGAGATACCGTTCAGGGTCAAGTAATCATCAAAGGATTCTGCACAAGTGTTGATGGATCTAAAGTTGAAACGCAAGGTGCATACGTTGTAGATGCGCTAGGAAACGTTGTTGGTAGTGTGCCAATGACTTCCCCTGCTGATTCTCAGCCTATGTTTGAAAGATACTCAATTCCTGTTAATCTAAACTTCAAGGCACAATTTTTGACTAACGCATGAAGGTGAAAAAATGCCAAAGATGACAAAGGCTCAAGGCCGCCGAAGATTAAACGAAATCACAGCCAAAGCAAAGCGGCTGTTTATGGTTGGATATATTTCAACTAAAGATCTGGAGAATATAGAACGGATCTGCAAGATGCGCGAGAAACAATTGAAGTGATGGGCGATGAACTACACCCTAACGGAGATTCTAGCGGCCTACAAGGACTGCGGAATATCATACGGCCAAGCGATGAATATGATTACACGTAATCCCCCAAATGGATTAGGTTATTCTTGGGAAGCGGCGGCAGATTATCTTAGTAATACCTCACGAAATTGCGGCGATCCTGTGCCGCCGCCGCCCCCATCACCACCAGAGGACTCGGGAACTCATCAGATTTCTACACCAAACTCGCAATATCCGGCAATTCCGGACAATTTCTACGGTTTTTTGTTGCTTCTAGGGGGGGTTAGATAGTGCCTTTACCCAATGCAAGCCCCAGAGAAGCCCGCGTTTATGCTCTATTGAAGGGTCAAACGCTTGAAACTCTCACCGGACAATTAGCGGTAGGGGAGTTTCTGCCCGAAGTAGGTAATCCGATCACAATAGAATCACTAAACGAAGACGAACTGCGTAGGCTCGTGCTCGTGAAACTGGCCGTTGAATCGGTCCGTGCCGACTGGCAGGGGTTGTTGAACTAATGCCGTTGCCAGATGCCCTTCCAGATCGTAGGATCTATGAGTTGTTGAAAACAGTAGATCTAGAGAACCTAACGTTTAGTGATTTTCAGAAAGTAGCGCAAACGATCTATGCCGAGCAGGGGGCAGAGGACGAATTACGCAGAATAGTGCTTCTCAATCTGGCGAGATTAAGCGTGGCGGGCGAATGGACCGGCCTTACAAGTGCCGCAGTTGCTTCGCCTACTACATGGGGCGTGTTGCCTGTTGAGCGATTTACTGGGGCGGCTGGAGATCTGCGTATGTTCATTCCTTCTCAAGTGTTCAATACTAATCAAAACAGCACAGCAACTTGGGCCAATGGTATGTTTCTTTATCCATTTATGGCAAGCGATGACGCAACAATTGACGCATTCCAGATCTATGCTGGAAACACATTAGGCACAACTACCAAAATTGGAGTGTATAATTCGCTTGATAATGGGGCACCGGATGCTCTCCAAGTGTCTGCTGAGTTTTCACATACCTCAACAGGAATATTGACCCAAACATCACTTACAGGATCTTTAACAATGAGCAAAGGTGAAACGTATTGGATGGCTCACATTACCGATAACGGCGGCCAACAAATTGCAGGTTATAGGTACATTTACGCTTCAGGGCTTGTGCCTTTGCCACAAACTCAAGTATCAACTGGTTATGCTGAAAATCATCTGTTTGATTCTACTCCGACTTCATTACCTGCGACCATTACCCTTTCAGATTTCGATCCTGTTAATGAAGAAACAATGAACATAGGTTTGAGGTTGGCATAATGATACGTAGCGAAACAATATTTGACGGTGAAACCGTAATTGAAACTATTGTGCATGATGTGTCATGGCACAAGGTGAGAAGTACAAGAGATCAAGAATTAGTAAATACTGATTGGAGATTTATGGCTGATCAATCACCCTCACAAGCATGGATCGATTACAGAACGTTTCTCCGCGATCTGCCACAAAATTACGCATCAGCAAATGACGCGGCAGATGCTTGGGCGGCTTACGATAAACCAGAGTGATTTGGATGCCTAAACCTAAGCCAGATCAGATAATACGCTACGAAGTTGTACTGGGTTCAACAGAACGCCAGATATTGAAAGATATGCGCTCAGCCTATGTTTTCAATCGCGCGGCTACACCAGTTGTAGATCTAGCCGAAGATATACTCACTTCTCCTAGAGCATTGGCAACTTTTCTGACTTTTCTAGGGGCTTTCATGGATGTGCCATACTTCCCAGACATTACAGATCTAGCGCAATTCTCAGAACAGTACCAGCAGGGTAAAGCGAAAGCCGAAGCAACTCCAGAGGGGGAAGATCGCCCCGCACCCGATAATCTAGGTGAGGCATTTTACAATCTCCGAAATCCTAACTGGACATGGGGATTGAATCAGCAAGCCATTGATGATTTCTTCAGCGTGTTCAAACTTTAGAAACACACACAATGTGTCAAACTCTCGCCGCATTCTAAGCAAATTGCCCTTACTATCTGGTATTCATCCATATCTTCAGCGCACACTTCTTCGATTACGCCTTCCCATTCCTCAAATGAAGTCCAGTAGTCTACTTCGGGGTCTATTGTATCTTCATCAAAAAACCATGCCATTAGATCGTCAAGAAACCATTGATGGTTTAATCCAGAGAACCATCTACTCGTCATAACGATCCACCAATTCCTCACAGGCCCGAACTATTCGCTTTCTAGTTGAAAGCGTGTCTGGCATAGCCAACTCATTCAATACCCAACGGGCATATTTTTCTTCAGTCATTCTTCTTATCGTAGCCTTCGCCATTTTCACGATCAAGGCTTTCTTTACTTCTCGTCTATTCATTCTTCATCACCTACTGCATAACGT